CCGTTCTTGTGACGGTTCGCGTCTGGCGTGTCCGTATCCACATTAATCCGAAGGAAGGCGTTACCGCACAGGTTGGTCCTAATGCGGTGGCTTGCCTGCTCGCTGTACGCTTGGCTTACTGGAAAGCCCGAAGGTACCGTCCAGCGTATAACCTCAGTCCCATTCCTGATGATAGTGCGGGCAGACGCTTGTAGCCAAGTCATAGCCGCTCGGGCCTTAACTACTACGTCCCCGATGCTATCCCACACAAAGTGCGAAAGGTACTGTGCCGCGCGGCTGTACTCCTCTTTCTCAAACTGCGGGGCGGACCCCATCTTGAGATAGTCTCCTACGATAAAGTCCGCGCAAGAGAACCGAGTTGATCCGTACGGCAAGGTCATTACGGAACGCTTCACCAGCTTCCGGTTAATGCCGTGAGCAAGCCACCTGTCCCTAAAGCCAGCTTCATCAGGTGCGGCCTGCCTAAGCCTTAGAGATGTGACATCAGCTACCATCTGGTAGATGTCATTCGGCTTGCTAGCTGGAACAAGGTTCGTCGCCTTGCCGCCAACCTCGTCCCGAAGCATGGCTGAGAAGTTTTGCAGACCGTTGCAAGAGCCGTCCATACCGATGGGAATTCTGCTCTCGAAGGTATGCGGGTTAGTCACCCACTCCGCGTACTCCATGCACCAAGCAAGGAACTGCAAAGGGCAGTCCGCCTCTGTCCAACCCTGATAGGTTATTGGGTCTGTGCCGAACTGCACAAGCAGGTCCCGGCGGTCATGTACCCACTTAACCCGGTCATCAAGGCTAACCTTGTCGTATCCCCACTTGTTAGCACCATGAATGCAGAACCACCGTTCAGCCTCGACAGTGTCTAAGGGCTTACCCACGGAGAAGTGCAAGAGAGCCTTCTGCATATCAGACCCTTGGGGAGACACTCCCGTAGTCTGCGCGTAGAGACGTCCCCGGAAGTCAGCAAAGTACACGAAGTAGATAGCAGGGAAATCCCTGAACTTATCTGCCACTGTGGTCGCTGTGTAGAACCTTCCGTACTTGGTGCCTCTAAGCTTCATCTGAGTGAACCACTCGGCCTTAGCCTTCTTCCAGTGGATAAACTCTTCTAGCTGCCCCGGCGACATATCGTCGCGGGTCATGTCCCCAAGAAGCCAAGACGGCTTATCAGGCGCGGGGAACTCGGCTTGAGACAGGATTTCTTCCATGTCGAAGTGCTTGGCTACCTGCCTGATAGCGTCCAGCATCGGGCCGTTAATCTTCCAAGCTACCCGCTGTAGCGCGTTGATTGCTCCAAGCGGCTTAGTCATGTCCGCTTCATAGAAACTGTCCCTCTCGCCGTAGCTACGGACAGCGAACGGTTGCATACGGCGCATGGCTTTTGTGTGAAAGCCTCCGTCGCTGATAGAGACCCAGTCTTTAGGCGGCTCTACACAGGGAAGGTAGTAGGGAGTAGTCTCGACGATATGCCCCTTGATCTGTCCGATAAGGTCCGTTAGTTCCTCCGTCAGACGGATGTGGATTGTCTGCCTGACTTGGTCAGCCCGGCCATTTCGCCCCGGCACAGCATCCTGCCTAGTCTCTACCATGCCTAGCTGCTCTAGCTGGTCCAGCAGATAACCGCCGACTTGATCGACGCCACCCGGCCCCCATTCAGGGAAGGGTACTCCGTTCTCTTTAGCCTGCATCTTAAAGACGGTCATGCGGTGCCGCTCTGACTTAGACATCCGCCTGCCAAGGTCATTGACAAGCGTATGGAAAAGAGCGGGGTCCGCCTGCTCGAATAGTCCTAGGAGAAGTTCGTGATAGCACGCCTTCCCAACCGCTGTTGCGACCTTGCGAGCCGCAGGCGGGTCACGATCATTCATCATCAGGTTCAGAGTGTTCCTGACAGCGAGATACGCGACCGCCTCCGGGTCAAGGGCTTCAAGCAGAACTGCGTGTGCCTTACGGCGACCCGCCTTTTTGACAGCGATATCCTCACGGACAAGCTCTGACAACGGCAGAACGAAACGCCTGTAGATGGCTTGGGCGTAAGGGTTGTTGTTCGCCCTACCGCCTTCCTCATTTCTGGTCATCATCCTCTCAGCGCGAGAGCGACCAAAAGCGTACATCTGCTGTTCTAGTTCTACTTGTGTAAGCACGTTGCTCCTTACGTGTCTGGTTCGAGTTTGTCGTACCTGCGGCCCTTCAACCTAGGCTCTCTAAGCAGGCCGTCTGAACTGTAGTCCATAGCCTCAACTTCGACGATCTGTCCGATCCAGTCGTCAAGTTCCCTATCAGCGTCTGACAGGCCGGTTCCAACCCTGAGGGTCTTCCCACGGAAGTCCACAATGAGAGAGCCTATCCGGCCTTCATGCTTGCCCTCTCCGGGCCAAGTCCCTACAACCCGCAGGTCGAAGGACAGCTTCCGCTTGATCTTGATGATCTCTCCGGTGGTCCCGCTCCCGCGCGTCCAAGTCCCCTCAGGGTCCCGGAGGATCAGGCCGTCAAACCCCCCTCGTAGGAGGAGCTCATTGCAGGCGGTCTGAGGGTCCCCGTAGTCGCCCGGATTGATCCGGGCAGTCACATGTACCCGGGGAGAACGAACGCCGCGTGTGAGGCCCATACGGACCCTGTAGGGGGTGGCGTCGAAGCCCCTGTGGAACTCTGCCTCCGGGATCACGTCATGGATGACGAGGATAAGGCTGTTGCTCTCAGTGAACCTCCGGAACGCCCCGCTGATCTCGTTAAAGGGCAGGTCGGGGTGCCAAGCCTCTCCGATAACCACCGTGCCGGCAAGCTGAGGGAAAGTACGCAACTCGCGTATGATCCCACCTAGAGCTTTGTTGGGCTCTCCGGTACGAGAGAATGCCTCTCCGGAGTCCACACGTATCACAGCACAGCATCCGTCGTACTTAGGCTGAGCCTCGTACATAACCGCCATGTCTTCAAGGCGAAGGCGACGAGACTTAACTACCTTATTAATCTCGACTGCTTTCTGGATGATGTACTCAGCCATTGGCGGCGTCGATAGCCTTCTGCACGGACTTAGCGTCAAAGTCCGACTGTTCGCAGATAAGGGCGAACAAGCTGGCTTGGAAGTCATCGCTGGCATCAGGGAACACATCCTTGATACCCTCGATCAACGCTTCGTCATACCCGAGTTGCCAATGAATGTGCTGGCGGGTCTGGATCACAATTTGCCCCGCCTCAGCGGACGGGGGAGTTTCTACAGGAGGCTTAGTGGCTTTAGCCGGGATATGGGCCGGTGTGTCAGTCATGCTTCTTTTCCTTGTGAACGCGCTTGTGTACGTATATCGCACAGCAAATTGCGCAGGCCCCGCTAAGCGCGTAAACCGCAGTAGCGAGCAGGGATTGAGTGTCTTCCATTACGTGCTTCCAAACAAGCACTTGTGAGAAGCCTATAGCTGTGGAGCAGCCGAAGGCGTATAGGTAGTTCCCGGCGTTCACACATCGGCTTTGAAAGCCTAGCATGAACACCTGAACGAAGCTAGCTGCCGCGAGAAGGAGCATCTGGCATCCTCACCTTAACCCGGTCGTCTTCACCGAGATTGCGGAGTTGCCAAGTCAGAAGGAACATCGCGTTGCACATGACGTGCGCTAGATGTGGCAGACCGCTTTCTTTGTCGTTGTCTTCTCCAGCCTTCCAAGCTTGAAGGTGACGCTCAAGGGAGCCGAGAGCATCCTTGTAAGGCATACCGGCTTCCCAATTCCGCTCTGCGTACTTCTCGGCACCAACCGTGAGAACATCAGTAAGCACGGCCAGAGCGTCCGGAGGAAGCAAGTCGTAACGCCTCTTCCCTTTGTTATACCTGAGCCCGCGCGTCGGGACTTCGGTTTTTGGTCGTGAAGTGCCCCCTATCCGGCGATCTTCTCCGGGAGGAAGGTCCGGGGCGTAGATTTGCTCCAGAACAGTAGGGCGTAGACTAAGGTCTTCCAAAGAAGGAAGCTCCGGTTCCCACTTGCTGTAGCTGGGGACTCCCCAAGGCGAGAAGAACTCCGCACACCCTCCGCACACCTTGGCGGAAGCCTTATGCCGACAATTAAGGCAAGACCGCCCCGACAAGCTGATTGCCTTAGCTGCCCCAGACGAGATACTGCCGCCCATTCTTATTCTCCAATGTGTCCAAGCTGGATCGTGAAGGTATCGTACAGCGAGAGCCGATCATCTTCCCGCTTGACATGGAAGCCCATCCATTGCGCAGGTACGCTATCGTATCCAGCAATTCCGCTGTACTCGATACCGCCCTTAGTTGCGCCGAAGAAAGCCCCGTTGACCACGAAGGTGCCGCTGTTGAAAGAGCAGACGTTATGCTTATCACCCATTCGGAAATACGTGATATGCGTCTTCTCTTGTTCGGCGCGCTTAATCTTGTGCGCCTTCATAGCAGCCTCGTTAGCAGCAACGCCAACACCGTGCTCGTACAGGATAGTCTGCCCGTAGATTTCGGCAGTAGTGTAGCTACCATTCGGAATGTCGAAGGTCACGTTGTAGTACCCCGCCCGCTTTGTCACAAGCTCCAAGAACTTGTAGAGCGGGTAAGACAGTTGCTGCTTACCGGGCTCAAACATATTGAGACCGTGATCGTCCCAATCGTGGTTGCCGGTTACAGCGATGACATCCAGTTGAATTCCGAGACGGGCGAGAGGCTCGATCACAAACTCGAACAAGCCAGAAGCCGCATCCCAAATCTGTTCTGCGGTTCCCGTGTCCGTAGCCCGGGCAGAATTCTTGTGCTTCTTGTCACTCTCGATAATGTCCCCGATGATACCGAGAACAATGCGCTCAACCCGGTAGCCAACGGCCATCTTCTGCTCGATCTGAAACAGGGCAGCACGTCCGTATTCAAACATACGCTTACGGGCAATCAGGGTG